TGAAAGACTACAATGAGATACTAGATGTAGGTCATGGTTGGCAGTGGAAAGAATCACACTGGGAAGAAACTCCTATGGGGAGAGTTTACTTTGCACATCAAGTATCGAAGAACATTGTGAAGGCAGTACAAATGATGTCTGCCTCGGTAGTTCAAGGACACTATCATACTCAGTCAAACATAGAGTATGTTGGTAATGACTTCCATTTAAACTGGGGTATGTCTGTTGGTTGTTTAGTTGATAAGAAGTCTATGGCTATGGCTTACATGAAAGTAAACATGGCTAAACCAATCTTATCTTGTGGTGTCATCACTAATGGTGTACCATCCATAGTTCCAATGTTATTAAGGAAGGATGGTTCATGGGATGGCAAAGTATACATCTAAAGATTTAAAGTATTTTAAGAAGATCATCCAAGAAGGATGTTGCGTTCCAGGTTGTATGTCTAATTCACCAATGAATGTTCATCATCTACGTGGTAGCCAGGTTCAACATAATAGATCTAATCAGCTTGTAGTACCATTGTGTTTTGAACACCATTCAGATCTGACATGGGGTAAGTATAAACCAGAACACAGGTTTTGGGAACATCATAGTTTTGATGCTGTGGAATATGCTAATGAACTGTACCAGAACTACGGACTTGAACGACACTAAGTTCTTTCATACGTTCTCTAATAGCATCTGAGGAAGCGTTCTTCTTAATCTTTTTGCCTGATAGCGAAGCTGCCATGATGGCATATGCTGCAAAAATAGTATCGGCATCATAACCGAACTGCTTGAGATAGACACTGTAATCTTGAAGTGTGTCTACCAATTCGTCTAGTTCTCCTTTAACAATCATTGTCATTAACTCTTTCTATCATTTGTAAGGTGCTAATACTAGGGGATATATACACAAACTAATTATCCTTTCTATAAGAAATAAGTTTTAGTACTAGCACCTTGTTAGTATGGCTTTGTTTTATTCTACGGAGATTACTTAGAGTAGGAATAAATTTAACTGGATTTCCTCTTTTTCCCAGACCATAAAATTAAAACGGTATATCGCTAGGGATATCGTCATCTGGCATATCATCATTGATGTCTTTAGCAGGTGATTGTTTAGCATCACCTTTAGTACTTACCATCTTCATGATACCCATTCTAGGGATAATGATAGAAGTATTATAACGTTTGTTACCATTACTATCTGTGTAGTCAGATACATCTATCTCACCTTCAAGATATAGCATTGTACCTTTCTTCACATAGTTCTTGATAGTCTGTGTTAGATTAGGATCAAAGGTAGTAACCTTATGCCAAGTAGTTTTCTCTTGCCATGTACCATCTTTGGTCTTGATCTTCTTTGAAGTTGCCAGGCTAAAGTTAGCAAACTCATCACCCTTGCTGGTAGCTTTGATCTCTGGATCTGTACCCAATCTACCTACTAGTATTACTCTGTTAATCATTTGTTACCTCTCTTATTTTAGATTTATCTACGTTTGATTTAGCAGCAAACTTTTCTTTCATTTCTGAAACATATTTATTGCTATCAAACAATCCTAAGAATACATCTGCGGACATACCGAGATGCGACATAGCTTTAGTCATAGCATCAGTCATAGCTTTCTTAGGTGCTTCATCATCTAGTGAACCCTTTGTATTGTATAAGGGATTCACTGCTGATACTGGTCCATACCAATTAAAGTCTTTGTTGGTATCTTGCTTCCAACCTATCTTGAGTTCAGCAAATACATTCTGCTCAGTATAGGTATACTTTACTTCGTATGTCCAACCTTCACCGACTGGACCAAAGTAATCAGTCATCCTCATTACTTGATACATAGGATCAGTTGTTGTTAGTGTTCTACCAAACTTACTGAATGGTTTAGTAAACTTAGGATCAGTATGTTTGAATTGATCCCATACTCTTTTGTTAGTCATGTAGCTCCTCCTATTTCATCTATGTCTACGTGTACTGGTGGCTCATCTTCCTCTTGGATATGTTGCCAAAATCTAAGTTCTGCATTGAGTAGTTTCTTTTGAAACTTTTGATCTTTCTCAATAACAAATGCTTTGTATTTACTGTTACCAAACAATACAGATAGCCAGGCTATGGGTAGTTTAGTTACCATCATATAGTGTTGAATCTGACCATAGTATTTCTCTAGTAAGGTTTCATCTTTAGTGAATGGATGAACGTGCTTAGCTTCAAACACACCTTGCTTCTTGAAGTTATCATCTAATACAAATCCATCTAGATTAGCATAGATGTAATCATAGTCTTTGTGATACAACACATCCTCTGATTCTTTTACATACAAACCATTATTGTGTGCAGCAAACCATTCTCTATTAAATGGTTCGGTATAGATACCCATCTGAACTGGTAGTACAAACGAAAGATCGTCTGATTCTTTTAGACCTTTCTTTTCTAGATATAAATCTCTCCACTCACCAGCTACTAGTTTGGTAGCATCACTGCCGCCTATACCTTTTGTTCTGTCGAACTTTTTTGGTTCGTTTGTTGATGTCATCTGTTACCTTCCTCTCGATAATATTATCAAATTGTTTTTTTCTAGACCATATATCATTAGCTATTTGTTTGATGCTAGGTTGAACATAAGGTTTGTTTAGTTCAATACGTAAAGCATTAGCTACATCCCTACCTTTTTCTAGATATGCAAAGTAACATACAGATCTTATCCATGCTTTCTTACGTTGCATGGGATCACGCATATTATATTTAATACGTGGTGGTCTGAGTTTCTTTTCATTAGATAGTTTACGTGCAAGGAAGTTAGGATCTATCGTAGTCATCTATAGCTTTTTGTAGATACCATTTTGCTTTTTCCAGATCTACTAATCCTCCTTTGAACTTATGTCTAACAATATACTTTATCACATTTCCTAGTGCATAGGATAATTTTTTTGCAATAATAAAATCATAAGTTTCAATGTTGCCTTGTTTATAATGGCTTGGATTTATTTGATCTGTCATATGGGTTCCACCTCAAATCTATTAGTCTATAAGACTTACCATCATATATTGATTTCTGTGGTGTGCCTACAGTTAAATCTATTTCCTTTAATCTTGATGGTGTAAGAATCATCACTTCGCCTTTGTGAACTGCCTGGATAGTATAGTTCTTATCAATGGCTTGTTGGATTTCATAATCTCTCAAAGAGATATACATTCCTTTCCATAGCTTAGTTACTTTTCTTAGTTTGGTTTTCATATCCACTCCTATTAAAACATCTGATACAAAACATAGCTTGTTGAAAATAAATAAGCATAGCTTTGGTATATTTTCTTTCGCATTTATTACATCTTTCAATCACGAAACTCTCCTTTGTTAGTTTAGTTACATGGTTCATTGGACTGTAGGATGGGAGTACTTTTTGGAGGAGGAAGGATTAGATTGTACTCCCATCTAAACACTAGGCAGCTTGGCTAAACCAAACCATGTTAGACACTTTCCTCTCTCTATCATAGCGAGTATTTACGGAATCGCTAGGATAATGTGTACTCCAGTGTGTAATTGCTTGATATGCACTGAATTTATTAGGTCCAAATTGTTGTGCATAGTTACCATTGTACTGGTCAATGATGTAGTTCTTGTGTTGTTGATTGACATGACTCTTGTCAGTACGTGTTGGTTGATAGCATAGTCTATCTACTTCAGCTTCAAACTGATAGTCATCTACTGGTATCTCTAACCAGTTAGTCATGTAGTTATGTACAGTATGTAGTCCATCCATAGCTGAATACAAACCAGGTAATTTAAGTTTGATCTCATTACTACCTTTGTGTGCAGTATTCAAACTGATATCCCATACTGAACTCTTAAGTCCATTAAGACATAGCCATAGGTAGAAACCTAGATCAAATCGGTATGAACGCATAGCATTGTAGCTGTTCCATATCACAGCTTCTAGACCAATGGATGTATCTTTGAATGGTATTTGATACTCAGGTAAAGTAAATCGAGTAGCCATGACAGCACCATGATTAGACCACTTGTGTTGTTCAGTCATACCGTTGGTATCAAAGTGTTCATTGAGAAAGTCAATAGCTTTATCATAAGCTGTGTCATGGGAGATGACTCGGTATGTATTCTTGTGAACTGCAATCAGTTCGTTGTTCTCGTCTTTAACCAACTGCTTGTAGCCATCTAGCCTTGAGCCATGCTGGTTGTATACAGGTTCTTCACGTACCTGAAACGTTAGTTCTTGTGGTAACATATTTCCTCCTTTGTTACTTCCACTAAAGGCGTGGGATTATTTTATCACCCACAAGCTTTCGACTACAGATAGAATGTTGCTCTATGTCTACTTACCACCACCCTTGAGTACCTCAGACATTTGTCCATACTTCATCTTAGGTGTACCTTACGCCTCTGTTGAAACGTTATTCAGTCAGCCTGAAAGGGAGAGCTACTCCCTAACGTGAAACTTGTTGGTAGTTTTAGGATAAACAGATTACACTCATGTTTATATATCCCTCGGCACTACCAAAGCCTAGAGGATTACCAACAGGCAATCCTAAACTTATAACTCTGCTCTAAATGAACAGAACTTATCTGATTTGACACGATCTAGTATCTTCTTACCTAGTTTATATCGTGCATACCATTCTAAATAATGATGGTATTTAGTTTTCTTATGTGCTTCTATTGATATACCTGGTTTAGGTACAGGTATATTTAATACTTCACATATTTCTTGTGTTGTATAACCTTGATCTTCTTGAAAGAAATCATCTAATAATTGTTTATTATCACCTAGTTGTTCTAAGCACATATCCAAACCTTGTTGTATCTTTTCTAAGTTAGCTTCATCAAAGTAATACTCAAGATAATCTGGTTGAAAACCAGGTGATCCAAAGAAATCTGCATCATCACTGGATTGTATACCAAACCAAAACTTACCTTCTATATCGCCTTCGTAATATCTACCCATTTATTTCCTCCTTTAGTTTTGTTGTTGCTTCATTTAAATACTTAATCGTATGAGTAACTTGTATGAGTTCTGCTTCTACATTATCTATAGTGTTACAGAACTGAGTTACCATTTCGTTATGTACTAATACAACCTCGTCAAATTTATATTTAACATCAAACTGTACTGCATCTTTACTGAGTGCATTGTACATTTCTTGTACTGTTTCAATCCATCTTAGTTGTAATACTTTAAGCGACTCGTTCATCTTGTACCTCCTCTAGCCAATAGCCATGTCCTTCACATTCATCACAGGGATCTGATTCATCTGGTGCATCACCCCAAGGGATGACACCTAGTCCATTACATCTATAACATTCTATATGTTCCATTACTCCTCCAAGTTATCTTGTATTAATTTATGTAGACGATCTCCTATGTCTTTGATTCTTTCATCTAAATCCATAGATGCTTCATGGATATATTTAGCATCAGTCATAATAACTCCTGCTTCTTCCTGGCATTTAATAAGATCATTCAATAAAGATTCTAGTTTACTTACTTCAAGTAGTTTCATTCATCTTCTCCTTGTGGTATATCTTCATAGTCTGGATCTGGATAATCATCTCTGATTGCTTGATCTACTATTTCATAGATCTCATCTTTTAGTCTGAATGGATATCCTCCTTGTAACATAGATATGTATACATTCTCTTTGAGTTCTTGCCATGTGTCGAAGCCTACGAATTTGTTTTCTTCATACACTTTGTCTAGATAATCTAGACCTTCATCATCTAACTCATTACCTTCATAAGTTGATGGTGGTATATCAGAGTTTTGTATTTTCTTTAATAATGACATATTTTTTCCTTTGCTTTCGGACTGAATTTTTTGCTTTCGGTCTTCCCATATTCAACGCAAGGCTTACGCCTTGCTGTCGTCATCCATTACTTGACGTACAAATTTGTATGATAGATATCCTCCTACCACCATAGATAATATATATAATACTAGTACAATACTACCTAATATCATTAATAATGTTGCCATTATTTACCTCGTTTCTTTCTGTTTTTGATTACCAATTTAGTAATTTGATTTGATATATAGACAATGAATATCCATATAGGTGCTGATATAACTGACATTACTAGCGTTGGATTGATACCTAGTACAATACACATGAATAAGAAACCACCACCAAGTGATAGATATATTAATACAAATGTACCTATGTACTCAGCTTTATCGTGTACTCCTAACCCTGTTACTCCACCTATTAGTCCACCAAATACTGCTTTGATTAGTTTTGTGATATCCAATAAGATATCTTTCAATATATTGTGATACATGTTTACCTCCTACAATCATTACATATATTGCTATTGCTAAAATTAATAACATTCGGTCCTTCCTCTCTGTCTACCTCTTGAAAAAAAAATAGTTGGATAATGGGGAGAATATCCCCACTATCCTAATTGAAACTGTTATTTAGTTAGAGTACTAATCTCTGCATTGAGTATCTTTTCTGCATACTCATTGAGTTCTTCTTGATTAGGTTGTCTTAGTGTTGATTGAGTAGCTTTACGTGCATTTTTATTCTTTAATGCTACTTCCCATGTTTCACCATAGATAGTTTCAAACTGAGTAGACCATACATCATATCGGTTAGTCCAATAGTCTGCATAATCTTGCCATCCTCTGTATGTAGATACTGTGTCATACTCTCTGTTCTGACCTATTTCAGTTACATTGTCTGATCTTTCATCTCTGAATTTTAACAATGCACGTTTAGCAGTATCTGCTCTTGAAGTAGCATTATTCATATTTGTTCTAGCACCAAGACATTCATACATGATACTATCTTTTACCCACATCTGCATAAATGCTGATCCTTGTGGATATAACAGATCAAATACTTTGTTCATATCTGTTGAACTAGCATCATATATAGTTTGTAAGTCGTTTGATTCTATTCTCCATTCATTATAACTTGACATATTTTACCTCCTCTATATCACTATAATCTAATTCTTTACCATACATTGTTCCTTGAAGTCTTTGTCTTTCAAGATCAATCTCATCTTTTGATGCACCTGCTTCTTCTAGATATTTAATTCTATCTAGTATATCACATGCTTCTTTTTCTAATGGTTCTATATATTTATACATTATCTTCCTCCTTTACTAGGTTTTCTAAGTCATTGATACATTTACTATATCCATCTAGATACATCCAATCTGGACCATCTCCTCCATTATTCATGATATCCTTTTCTATATCATGTTTCTTTCCTTTTAATTTAATTATCATTTCGTATACATCATAGTAATTATCATCAAGATTTTTCATATTATATCTCCTTTCTTGATTGCATACTCCTTCAACGGAAGGAAAAGCTCGTGTCACCTGCGACACATATGATCGTCTTGGATAAGTGCGTATGCACGAAATAACATGCCAGGCATATTGTTGTAGGTTACCCCCTTGAGGGGTTGACACATGCTTTTGCTTCTGTTTTCATAATTGCAACTCGAGAGAGAGAACTTCTTTACAGGTGTAGACCACACCGTTTTAGCGAAGCTATATAATAAATGAATATACGACAGGCTATGCCTGTTACTTGATCTGAGTATATTTGTGGTCGTGCATACACGTTGTTACAATATTTAACTTGACATCAATATATGTAGCAAGGTATCTATCGTTATGGCTAGTTTAGTAAAAGGGAAGGATGGTTTAACGTATAAGCAAAGGATGTTAGTTGATACCCTCGTAACCCAGAATTGTAGCATAGCAAAAGCAAGTCAAATCGCTGGATATGCAAAGGGAGAAAGTGGTAGAGTAACTGCTTCAAAGACACTTCGTCTGCCAAAGGTAATTGAATACTTCAACAGTAAGGTAGCTGAGATTGGTAGGCTAGGTGCTATCCCAGCAGTACATACAATCGTTAGGCTTGCCACCGAAGCCAAGAGTGATTACGTGAAGCTCGAAGCATCCAAAGATATCTTAGATAGGAGTGGGTTCAAAGCTCCTGATAGGGTACAACACCAGGTTGGGGGATCTCTCAATATAAAGATAGACCTTGATTAAGGTAGGGGGGTTCTAAAATGGGGAACGACTATGAAGAAAACCACCTCTACACACAACATAAGCGAAAAAGGTACGTTTTACAATCAGTTACAAATATTAAGATGGACACACAAGGAACATATTAAGTACTGTCGTTGTCGTGAGTGTGGAGAATTTGCTGCGTTCCATATTAGAAATGATAGAGGGAGTTATTATTTCCTCTGTGGTGAACATTACAAACAGCGTTGAAAATATATTTTTTTTTAGTAAGGTACGTTTATGGCTGAGAAGTGGATACAGAAGGCGATTAAGAAGCCTGGTGCTTTAAGAGCTACTGCCAAGAGAATGAAACTGTTAAAGGAAGGCGAAACGTTAAGTGCTTCTGATCTTGATAAGATGAAGAAGAAAGCGAAACAAACAGAGAACAAGAAGTTAATGGCAAGGGTAAACTTAGCAAAGACTTTAAAGAAGATGAAGAAATAATGGCAGATCCTCGTTTAAAGAGAGCAGGAGTATCTGGATTTAATAAACCAAAAAGAACTCCTGGACATTCCAAGAAATCTCATGTGGTGGTTGCTAAGTCAGGAGATAAAGTCAAAACAATTAGATTTGGAGAACAGGGAGCTAGTACAGCAGGTAAACCAAAAGCTGGTGAATCTGAAAGAATGAAGATGAAACGAAAGTCTTTTAAAGCTAGACATAGAAGAAATATAGCTAAAGGGAATATGTCTGCTGCCTATTGGGCAGATAAAGTCAAATGGTAAGTAGAGTTAATGAGGCAGGTAATTATACCAAGCCTGGAATGAGAAAGAGTTTATTTCAGCGAATTAAAGCTGGGGGTAAAGGAGGAAAGCCTGGACAGTGGTCTGCTAGAAAGGCTCAGATGTTAGCCAAAGAATATAAAGCAAAGGGTGGTGGATATAGATGAAGAAGCCACAACAAAGTTTGAAAGCATGGACTAAACAGAAATGGAGAACCAAATCTGGAAAGCCATCCAGTCAAACTGGTGAACGCTACTTACCAGAAGCTGCGATCAAGTCATTGACTGATAGTGAATATGCAGCTACAACTAGAGCGAAAAGAAAAGGCAGTAAGAGTGGGAAACAATTTGTTAAACAACCTAAGTCTATTGCCGCTAAAGTAAAACCGTTTAGGAGGGTTTCATAATGCCTAATGTAGGAAAGAAAAAATATCCATATACCAAAGCTGGAATGGCAGCTGCAAAGAAAGACGCTAAGAAGTCTGGAAAAAAAATGACCATGAAGAAAGGTTATGGTAAGTAATGGATTGGTTAAAAACTCAATGGAATAAACTCAACAAGAATGCAAAGATATTTATTTGTTGTGCT